AAATCCATAAGGCACTTCAGTGATAACCATTACAGTTTTGCTTTTGCGCTCGAACGTACCGATGACTTGGTACTTATCTTCTTCTTTGTTGTATTCTACCTTGCCACTAAAGTCTGGAAAGGTGATAGGAAGCTTTCGTGCGATAGAACCTTTCGCAAGATATTCTTTAACTGCTTTGGCAAGATGCTTTGTACTTCTTGGTAAAATGCTAGTAGCAAAGCCTGTAGCGATACCCTTAGCACCATTAGCCAATACTAAAGGTAGTACAGGCAAATAGAATGATGGTGGCTCATGCTCTGGATCATCATGTACTGGTGACAACTCAAGGTCTTTGATATACGTTTCAAAGTTTTTATGCACACGTGTGTATACATAACGTGCCGCCCCTGCTTGTTGTATAAGTCTAGTACCGAATGAACCCCTACCCTCTACAAGGCAGACATTGTTATTCCAAGATGCCGCCATTAACTGACCAGCACCTGCGGCTGAAGTTTCGCCGTGGTTATAACCATAGTCAGAGATAATACCAGAAACCGCTGATACTTTCTTGAAGTCTCGCTTAGAGTTTAGCAAAGATGAATACAAATAGAACCGCTGAACTGGTTTCAGACCATCGATCATATTTGGAATAGCACGGCTTTCCACAGTGTACATAGCAAAGTCAAGCCATTCGTTCTTGGCAACATTGCTAATCGGATAGTCCGTAGTGGACTTATCATCTTTTGTAAATTCTAGTAAACTCATCTACCGTCCTCATCTGATTCAAAGCAAGGCTCATACTCTTCTTCGTATTGTGCTTGCGCTTCTTCTTCAGTCATTTGCTCTTGTAGCTCAACTACGTAATTACCAATCTTGCTCATCGAAATAACTCCCATCCGTATAATGTGTTCCGCTGTTCATAATTGCCCAACGTAAACAGTTCCATGTATTGTATCTTGTGTGGTAGGCTAACTCTTTCGTATCCCAACCCATCTCCACACCTTCAGCTTTTAACTGTCGATACCAATGAATAAAGTTTATCACCCTGTCCATACCTTGTCAACCCCCTATGAAAACATGAACTGTTTGCGTAGTGCCGAATCTTTACCAAACATCATTTGGAACATAGACGCATCGTCAACGGTAACAGTGTCGTACTTTGGTTTATTAATAATCACATCATATTCTTCTTCGGTCAAAGAGCCAAGCCCCTTGATGTAACGGTGCTTCCAACCAGATGGGTTGTCTGTTTTAAACTTAGATGCTTCTTCGTATCCGTAGAACCACTTCACTTTCTTATCTTTAGTTGAGATCATAATTGGTGTTCGAGTAATCTTGACTCTTCGCTCAGCCAACAGTCTAGGCCAAAACTTATAGAAGAAAGCAATTAACAATGGGCTGATGTGTCCAATACCATCGTGGTCAGCATCTGTAAGAGTTGCGATGTTCTCATATTGCATATTGTCTACACTATCAGGATCATTGATGTTCAAACCAAGAACAGCAACCAACTCAGACAACTCTTTGTTCTTTAGCACGTCTGCTGGTTTCATGTCCCACGTATTCATAATAACCCCTCTGAGCGGCATAGCGCCCACCTTATCAGCGTTACGAACTTTCAGTAGGAACCCCATGGCAGAATCTCCCTCGACAATCTTAAGTGTCGCTGAGGGCTTGTTAGCGGCAATGTGCTTAGCTACCTTTACCTTGCGAAGGTTCTTTTGAGCTAGAGTAGCGGCTCGTTTATCTTGCGCCAACTTCTTAGCCAACTGAGCCTCAATGATTGGTTCGATGATCGAAGGTGTATTCATAATCTTCTGTGAGTAGAACACAAAGTCCTTAACACCAGACTCAAGATAATGCGCTTTGACATTACCCATTGGATTTGTCAGACGCTCTTTTGTTTGCGAATCAAACTTTGGATTGACAAAGTTACGACTGAACATCACGAACGACAGACCACTTTTGATTGTGATCTTAGCCATTTCGATCTTATACTTACGCTTGATCTTAACGACAAGTTCGTCAACGATACCATTCATCACGAAGTCAACGTATGTGCCGCCTTGGCGTGTGTTCACACCATTGACATATGAGTTTGATCTAAAACCATCTTCACTGGATGCAATGAAGAAAGAAAGGTTGTCGCTCTTTTCAATAATAGAAGCTTCACCCTCTTGGATGAACATCTCAGAATATTTCTTAAGGTTATTTACCTTGATGCGTTTCTTATTGAAAGAGAAAGCAATCTCAGGGAAAGCCATTTGTAATGCAATCAAACGATCTTCAAGCAAAGCAAGAGTGTCGAGATCATTAAGGTTGTTCACCTCAAACAAATCAAAGTCTGGTATGAATGAAACTTCAGTACCATTGCCAGTCTTTTCTTTCTTTGTCTCACGTATCTTCTCAGCACCATTCGTACACGACACTTGAAGGATAGTTCCTTTAGACCATGTTTTACCAGTGAACTTAGCTGATAGGAAGTTAGTAGCTGATGATCCAACGCCATTCGTGCCAATGGTAACACGTTCGTCATCAAAAGACGTACCCGCATTAACTCTAGTCCAAGCCGCTGTAGCCCTAGCTATAGTCTTCTTGGTAGTTGCATCAAACACATCCTCATGTGGGATGCCACGTCCGTTGTCAGAGATAGTAATAGAGTTATCCATCTTGACTGATACGTCGATTTTATTAGCGTGTTTAAAGTTTGTTCGAATCGCCTCATCGATTGAGTTGTCGAGTATTTCATCTACCATTTTAGATAGTGCAGGAACGTACTTTGCAGTTTTCCATTCACCCATGACAAATCGCTCAACTTCCTCAAGAGAACTTGACCCCATATACATACCAATACGTTCTCTGACGTGTTGACGTGCGGTTAAAATTTTAAAATCTTCTGCCATTGATCAAGCAATCCTTCCGTGGACAAATTCGTAATTGTTATTTAGCAACATTTATAAATAGTATCATAGAAAAGAATGTTTGTCAAATAGGAAAGTTTTGAAAATGAATACTAATTACCTATCGCCCATCGGTTTTACTGTGGCTGTGTCTCGTTTGCCTCACGTAGAATTCTTCACACAGAAAGCTTTTATTCCAGGTGTCACATTGGAAGCACCACAACTAGCAAACCCTATGGGTAACTTGTTTGTTGCTGGTGACAGATTGGCATACCAAGATTTAGACTTAAGTTTTCTTGCAGATGAAAACATGACTAACTACATGGAATGTTATAATTGGATGCATGCTCTTTCAAGCCCTGAGAAGTTTGATGATTATGCACCATTGGAAAAAGGTGTTGAAGGTCTTACTAGTGACATCAGCATCATGATCTTGAACAGCAATAAGAATATGAATATCATATTTAACTTTATAAACTGCACACCAGTATCTCTAAGCGCTGTAAATCTTGACGTGACTGGAACTGATGTTTTTTACCCAGAAGTTAACATGTCCTTCAGATATGACAGGTACACCTTCCAAAAGGTTGCTTGACAATACTCAATAACTGTGGTATAATCCTCTTATTATATTAGAGAGGGTTATGTTTTGGAAAATAAAATCAGTGAGATTTGGTCAGAAGATTCGAAGATCAACGAAAACGACTTAATGAATGAGTTGCGGAATATACCTTCACTGCACAGTAAATATTATAACATGTACTACAATGAAGCACTGCGTGTTAAGAAGCTCAAGGGCGACTACAAAGAACTTGAGATGGACAAGCGTGACTACTATAGTGGTGAGATGGCTGAAGAAGACTTGCGAGTTCGTGGTTGGAAGCCATTTCAAAGAAAAGTAATACGTGCTGACTTGGATAAACACATCCAATCCGATAGAGATGTTATTAACCTAAGCCTCAAGATTGATTTTCATTCAGAGAACGCAAACTATCTTGAGAGCATTATCAAAACAATCCATAGTCGTAACTTCATAATTAAATCAATGGTAGACGTAATTAAGTTCCAAGCAGGGGAATATTGATCGTTAGCCAACTTGTATAAATAGTAGCATATACTATGAACAAGTGAGGTTAACATGGCTGAAGTAATTACTGTTGAACAACTGGATGCTATCAATCTAAAAGTAACTGCTGATCCAGGCATTCGTCAAGAGATACAAGAGTTCTTTTCTTTTAGACCAGCCAATTATCAATTCACACCAAGTTTCAGAAATAAAGTTTGGGATGGCTTCATTAGGCTTTATAGTCCAATGCGCCCTACCCTAATGGTTGGATTGATGAAGAAACTAATTATCTTCTGTGAAGACCGTGGTTATGACATCAATGCTCCTGATCATTTGATTCATGGTGAAGAAATCCCTGATGATTACGGTATGACAATAGCTAAGGAAGTGAACTGTAAGTTTACTCCAAGAGACTACCAAAACAAATACATTGTTGACGCCTTACGTGATAGTAGATCATTATCTTTGTCACCAACATCGTCTGGTAAGTCTCTGATCATTTATTTAATCCAACAACATTATTACAATAAATTTAATCACAGAACTCTTATCATTGTTCCTACGATATCTCTTGTTCATCAGATGCAAGGTGACTTTATTGAATATGGTTGTGACCCTGATGCAATCCACATAATTAAGGGTGGTGCTGAGAAGAATACAGACAGACCTGTTGTTATATCTACATGGCAGTCATTAGCAAAGTTGCCCAAGGATTGGTTCGATCCGTTCAAAGTAGTTCTTGGGGATGAGGCACATCAGTTCCAAGCTAAATCACTTCAGAAGATCATGAGCATGTTGCCTGAGTGTTACTATAGACATGGGTTTACTGGTACGTTAAAGTCAGAAGAAAGTAAGACACACCAACTTGTTCTTGAAGGATGTTTTGGTTCTGTTAGACAACATGTCACTACAAAGAACCTTATTGATGATGGTACTGTAGCTGACTTTGATGTGAAGGCAATTGTTCTTTCTCATAACAAAGATATACGTAAAAGCTTCAAGAAGGCTATCAATCAACTTGAGAATACTAAAAAGTTTTCTGCTGAACGTGAGTTCCTAGTGAACTGCGAACGAAGAAACATATTCCTTAGAAATTTACTGTGGTCTTTAGAGGGTCAGAATAACTTGGTCTTATTTGATTTGGTTGAGAAACATGGTAAACTGTTAGAACCCCTTTTTCAAAAAGAAGGCAGAGAACTACATTTTATTCATGGTGGTGTTAAAGGTGAAGAGCGTGAACGTGTTAGACATCTAGTCGAGAATGATCCTGAGAAGAAACATAATATTCTTGCTTCATTTGGTACTTTCTCTACTGGTGTTAACCTTAAGAGATTGGATAATGTTATCTTTGCTTTTGGTGGCAAATCAGAGATTAAAGTGTTGCAGTCTGTTGGTCGTTCACTAAGAAAAGGTAATGGTTCTGATAAAGCTGTTCTTTATGATATTTCTGATGATTTGTCATCTGGAGCATATACCAATTATACATTAGATCATTTCCGTAAAAGAGTTGAGATGTATGGAGAGCAACAGTTTAAGATGAAAATCTTTACTGTAGAGATATAGCCTTAGATAGCCTTAAAGAATCTTATTTATTATCATAAGGGCTAACCCTATTATACACGGCATGAAAAGTTTGTCAAGTAAAAAATGCATGGTTGACAGATTAAGGTAGTTATGGTATACTTAAAGAAATCATAAGGAGATATTTATGGCACGTCGAGCTAAAAAAAATTATGTAAACAACAGAGACTTACTAGATGCTTTAGTCAAGTACCAAAGCGATTGTAAAGACGCAGAAGAAGCAGGGGAAGACTTGAAACCTCGTGTCCCAGATTATATTGGAACTTGCATCTTTCAAATTGCAACACGACTATCCACCAAACCAAACTTCAGTGGCTATACATATAAAGATGACATGATCTCTGATGGGATTGAGAATTGTCTATTGTATATTGGTAACTTCAATCCAGAGAAATCATCCAATCCATTTGCGTACTTTACACAGATCATTTGGTATGCATTCTTAAGACGTATTGCCAAAGAGAAAAAACAGATGTATATTCGTTTCAAGTCAAGCCAACAGATGATTTCAACAGGTGGAACATATGAAGGTGGTGATGAGGTATTAAATCTGTATACAAATGCCGACTATATGAATACATTTGTTCAAGACTTCGAAGACAAGATTGAACGTGACAAAGCTAAGAAAAAAGAAGACGCAAAATCAGTTGATGCCAAAAAAGAGGACTAAAGATGAAAATCGCAATCATCACCGATATGCACCTTGGAGTACGTGGAGACTCCAAGGTGTTCTTGGATCACCAAGAGAAATTCTTCTCTGAGGTATTCTTTCCGTATATCGATGAACACAACATCAAGACTGTTCTTGATCTTGGTGATACCTTTGATCGTCGTAAGTATATTAACTATGTAACTCTTAATAGAGCTAAGAAGTTTTTCTTTAACCAACTACAAGAAAGAAACATAGAGTACCATGCTATCACAGGCAATCACTCTGTTTACTATTCAAACACCAATGAGATCAACTCAATGGATTTGTTGCTTCAAGAGTATGACAACTTTCACATTTACGAGTCTGCCCCAGTAGATTTGACGTTTGGCTCCACTAATGTGGTTATGGTTCCATGGCTGACTAAAGACAACATTCAGAACTCACTAGATGTTTTGAAAACAAGTAAGGCTCATATCTGTATGGGTCACTTCGATATTGTTGGCTTTGAGATGTTGAAGGGTACTTTATGTAGTCATGGATTGAACAAAGAAGTATTTACTCACTTTGAGTCTGTTTACTCTGGACACTTCCATCACCCATCTGAGTACGGCAATATCAATTACCTTGGTGCGCCATATGAAATGACATGGAGTGATCACGGCGGCAAACGCGGCTTTAGAGTTCTTGACACTGAAACACGTGATCTTGAATGGGTTCTTAACCCCACACCGATATACCACAAAATCGAATATGATGATGCTGATATGACAGTCGAAGATGTTGAGGCACTTGATATCTCTAACATCAATAATGCTTTCATTAAAGTCATTGTGAAAAACAGAACTAATCCGTATGTATATGATTTATTCCTTGACAAACTATCCGATAGTGGTGCATCAGATGTGAAATCTGTAGAAGATTCGCTAAACTTAGAAGATAGTGGCGTTGAGGAAATACTTGATCAGAGTGCTGACACCAAGGATATTCTCCACAGCTACATTGAGACTTTAGATACAGCGGCTAACAAGGCGGCGATTAAACAGATTGTTGATGAACTATACAATGAGGCACTAAGTCTATGAAAATACAATTCCAAAGTGTGCGATATAAAAATCTCTTGTCATCTGGCAACGCTTGGACAGAGATACAGTTAGACAAGAGTAGAACAACACTGATTAGTGGTTCTAACGGTAGTGGCAAGTCTACACTGTTGGACGCTATTGTATTTGCACTGTATGGTAAGGCTTTCCGTAAGATCAACAAAGCACAACTGGTCAACAGTATTAATGGACGTGAGGCGATGGTTGAGGTGATCTTTAAGATTGCCCAGAACTATTATAAGATTGTTCGTGGGATTAAACCTAACGTATTCGAGATTTGGAAGAACGGCGAACTTATCGATCAAGAGGCGGCTACTAAAGATTACCAGACCTACCTTGAGCAAACTATTCTCAACTTGAACTACAAGTCTTTCAACCAAATTGTTGTGCTTGGGTCTGCTACCTATGTTCCGTTCATGGAACTGACTGCACAAGCAAGACGTGAAATCATTGAAGACCTCTTGGACATCCAAGTGTTTTCTACGATGAATACTCTACTGAAAACTCGTGTGTCAGACAATAAGACTGAAATTAATGAGAACAGCTATAAAATTGACTTGGTTGAGACACAACTGAAATCAGCAAAAGAACACAACGCATCTATCCGTGCTATCAAAACAGGAGAAGTCGATAAGATCAAAGAGAAGATGAAAGGTCACCTCGACAGTATTGGTGAGGCACAGAAATGGATAGAAACTACTCAGGACATTATACAAGTAATTGTCGAT